ACGTGCGGAAGATTAAGCAGTCAATTGATACTGCTATGGACAGGTACGAGCGTAGCGTCACACCAGACGAGATTGAAGCCCTGTTCATGTCGGACAACCCGACACTGACTACTGCGCAGAAGCAAGCGTATGCCAGCTTGTTCTCGCAGATTAAACGCGAAGAACCTATGGGCAGTGACGTAGCACAAGAGGTGCTGTCCAAGCTGTTCCAGCAGGTAGTTGGTGAGGATGTAGCCAATATTGGCTTTGATATGGTCAATGGTGATGCAGCCAGCCTTGAGGCTCTGCGTAATCTGCTTGAGCGTTATGGTGACGACTTCATTCCCAACCTCAACATTGAGTGGGATGACATCAGCATTGAGACACTCATGGCGAAGGCTGAACTGGAAGCACGTTGGTCCTTCAACATTCCTAGCGTAGCACGTAAGGTGGAAGGTGTGTCGGGCGGTCAGCTTATCGAAGTTGGCGCACGTCCCAACACAGGCAAGACATCGTTCCACGCCAGTTTGATTGCCAGCCCCGGCGGGTTTGCACATCAGGGTGCCAAGTGCATCATCTTGTGTAATGAGGAACCTACCCACCGTGTTGGTGCCAGATACTTGACTGCTGCTGCAGGTATGTCAGCCCGTGAGGTACGGGACAACATGTCTAAGGCACAAGCACTGTATGCCCCTGTGATGAACAACATCAAGATTAAGGAAGCTGGTGGGCGTGACATGGCATGGGTAGAGTCCGTGTGTAAGTCATACCAGCCTGACGTTCTTGTGCTTGACATGGGTGACAAGTTTGGCGTAGAAGGTTCCTTCGCTCGACAGGACGAGGCACTCAAGGCGTGTGCTATCTATGCACGTCAGATTGCCAAGACCTATGACTGTGCCGTGTTCTACATGTCTCAGCTATCTGCAGAGGCAGAGGGACGTGCGCAGTTGAACCAGAGTATGATGGAAGGTAGCCGTACTGGTAAGGCTGCTGAAGCTGACCTGATGATACTGATTGGTAAGTCACCGACAGTTGAGGGTCAGGAAGAAGACAGCCCCCTTCGCCATATCAACATCGTAAAGAACAAGTTGAATGGCTGGCACGGTATGGTAAACTGTGAACTTGACTATCTGACAGCGAGGTACGAAGGATGATTGAAGTACGAATAACAGATGATATGCTCGTCAAAGCACGAGAAAAAACAGTGGAGATGGGCAAGCTACACAACTCCATATTGCGGGGCAAAGGCAATATGTCCGGCTTTATTGGCGAACAGATAGCCCTTAACGTGTTAGGCGGCACATGGGAAAACACCTATGATTATGACATGAAGGTAGGTGATACCCGTATTGATGTGAAGACAAAGCAAACATCAGTCAAACCTTTGCCCCATTATGAGTGTAGTATAGCGGCGTTCAATACTAAGCAAGACTGCGACGGCTACGCATTTGTACGTGTGCTAAATGATTTCTCAATGGGATGGTTCCTTGGGGTGTTGACAAAGAAGGACTACTTTGATAAAGCTACCTTCCTGAAGAAGGGGGATGTAGACCCGTCAAACAATTACACAGTCAAAGCTGACTGTTACAATGTCCGAATAGATGAACTTGGAGATACACTATGAAGCTAACACTTGACGTAGAGAACACCGTCACCAAGCGTGATGGTAAGATGCACCTTGACCCATTCGAGCCAGACAATACACTGGTCATGGTGGGTATGCTTACTGACCAAGGAAAAGAGACTATCGTTACCTTTGACCATTCTGAGATGGTTGTTCAGGGAATCGGAAGACATGAGATGGTTCAGAATGAACTGGACAAAGCTACTGTCCTTATCATGCACAACGCAGCACACGACTTGCTGTGGCTGTGGGAGTCTGGCTTCAAGTATGATGGCCCCGTGTTCGACACTATGCTTGCTGAGTATGTCATGCAGCGTGGACAGAAAGAGCCTCTGTCACTTGAAGCATGTGCAGAACGGTATGAGTTGGACACGAAGAAGCAGGACACACTGAAGGAATACTTAAGCAAAGGATACAGCATACGTGATATTCCTCACGATGAGTTGTCTGACTACCAATCCGCTGACTTACATGCTACACAGCAACTGGCAGACAAGTTGATGTATCGCCTGAACACACCAGCAGACAGCGGACTTATGGGTACAGTAGACCTGACCAATCAGGTTGCTGTCTGTCTTGCACGTATCTATCAGCGAGGATTCACTGTAGATGTAGCCAAGCTGGATGAGGTACGTAAAGAGTTTGAACAGGAGCGTAGTGACCTTGAGCAAGCGTTACAGGAGCATGTGCGTAAGCTGATGGGCGACACTCCTATCAATCTCAACAGCCCAGAGCAACTGTCTTGGGTTGTGTATGGTCGCAAGGTACTGGACAAGCAGTATTGGGGCAATGCTATTGACCCATACATGAATGACATTGACTTTCGTGGGCTTATCGCTGCCGGTACACAGCGTCTCTACAAGACCAAAGCAACACAGTGCCGTGAGTGCAATGGCTCTGGTCAGATACGAAAGGTAAAGAAAGATGGAAGCCCATATGCCAATCCTAATAAGTGTTCATCATGTGGTGGGTCTGGTTATCTGTTTGTGGATACTAAAGACATGGCTGGACTAAAGTTCAAGCCACCATCAGCTAAGTGGGCAAGTGCCAATGGGTTCAGCACCAGTAAGCAGAACCTTGAGACATTGGAAGGTGCAGCACGTGCCAAGGGTATGCACGATGCTGTAGACTTTCTGTCTAAGGTACGTCGCTTGTCCGCTGTAGATACATACCTGTCGTCCTTCGTGGATGGCATTCGTATGTATACTAAGCAGGATGGCAAGCTGCATGTCCGTCTGCTGCAGCATCGCACTGCCACAGGCAGGTTCAGTGGTGCTGACCCTAACATGCAGAACATGCCACGAGGTGGTACCTTCCCCGTCAAGAAGGTGTTTGTGTCACGCTTTGAGGGTGGCAAGATTATGGAAGCAGACTTTGCACAGCTAGAGTTCAGGGCTGCTGCTTATTTATCACAGGATGGAGTTGCAATTGAGGAAGTATCTACTGGGTTTGACGTACACTCATATACCGCTAAAGTTATTACCGATGCTGGTCAGCCTACGGACAGACAGACTGCGAAGGCGCATACATTCGCGCCGCTATATGGAGCAACGGGCTTTGGCAGAACGCCAGCAGAAGCAGAATACTACACACACTTCACGAAGAAATACCAAGGTGTCGCAGATGGCATTCCAGACTGGCTAAAGAGGCTATAGCTACTGGCAAGATTACTACACCATCAGGTAGAGAGTTTGCGTTTCCTAATGTAGTACGTAAAGCTAGTGGTCGTGTGTCTAACTTTACACAGATAAAGAACTACCCCGTGCAGTCATTCGCCACTGCGGACATTGTACCTGTGGCATTATTGCACATCGAAAAATTGCTTGACGGTATGCAGTCATGTGTGGTAAACACTGTTCATGACTCAATCGTTATTGACGTTCACCCAGACGAAGAAAGGAGAGTTATCGACGTAATACATCAGACAAACAAAGAGTTGCCCGACTTGATTACCATGCGTTGGGGATTGGTATTCAATGTTCCACTAGAACTTGAGGCAAAAATTGGCCCCAACTGGCTTGACACCAAAGATGTGTCGTGATATAACTATGGATTCTAACTCGAAAGAAGGAGTATAAACACATGGAACTGACAACTATTGACACTAACAACTATGCCGCTATGGCGAAAGCTATGGGCATTGCAAACGAGACTACTGGTGAGCGTAAGCAAGCCAGCACTCTTGCTCGTCTGCGTATCAATCACTCACCTGTCATGGGTGAGGCAGAGGTGAACGGCAAGAACGTGAACATGGAAGTAATTAGTGGCGGCACCTATCGTCTGGAAGTACCAGATGGGCCTACCTATTACGCAGAGTCGGTGAAGATTCGCCCATACCTGCAACGCTTCATGTACAAGCGTTTTGTCCGTGGCATGGGCGACAGCCCTAACCGCTATGTGAAGACTGTCATGGCGGACAACCTGAACATTGACCTCAAGGATAATGACGGTGGGTTCAACTGTGGTAAACCTGCTGGCTACATCCAAGACTTCAAGTCTCTGCCTGAGAAGACGCAGGAACTTATCAAGCAGATTAAACGTGTTCGCGTTGTGCTTGGTACAGTCGAACTGGTCAATGCCACAGATGCGTCAGGCAATCCTGTGGATGTAGACGAGACTGCCTTTATCTGGGAAGTCGATAACCGTGATGCCTTCAAGAATGTAGGCGGTGCGTTTACCCAGCTTGCCAAGATGAAGCGTCTGCCTGTGCAGCATATCATCACTGCCAATACAGAGGAGCGTAAGATTCCTACTGGTGCAGTGTTCTATCTGCCTGTGGTATCTCTGGACGTTACCAAGACACTTGAACTGACCGATAAGGAACAGGAAATGTTTGGTGACTTCATGCAGTGGGTGAACAACTACAATGAGTACATCATCAACTCATGGGCAGACAAGGCTAACTCACATGACGACGAAGATGACGAGGCCATTGTAGACGGCATCGTTGACATCGAAGTAGAAGAGGTAGCGTAATGAACCACCCTGCTGAACTGGCGTTGCATCAGTACATGGAGAATGCTGCTAGTGGTAAGTCCACCATGAGTGAGGCTACCATCAAGCAAGTAGGCTTGGATGTCATGGGTGCGATTGGACGCCAGTTTGGTGGGGGCAACAAGCGAGGTGAGTTTGGTCTACGTATGTCGAACGTAGGTAGGCCGACTTGCCAGCTTTGGTTTGAGAAGAACGAACCAGAGAAGGCACTGCCCCTACCAACGACATTCGTAATGAACATGATGATTGGAGACATCGTTGAAGCTGTCTTCAAAGGACTACTCAAAGAAGCAGGAGTACAGTATGAAGATGATGAGAAAGTTACTCTCGACCTTGATGACGATACATCCGTCTCTGGCACATATGATATTGTTATTGACGGTGCTGTTGATGATATCAAGTCAGCATCTAATTGGTCGTATACTAACAAGTTTGAATCCTTCGACACTCTTAGACAGGGTGATGCTTTCGGGTATGTAGCACAGCTTGCTGGCTACGCTAAGGCATCAGGTAAACGTGCCGGTGGATGGTGGGTAGTGAACAAAGCCAATGGCGAGTTCAAGTATGTACCAGCTACAGGTATTGACATCGACCAAGAGGTAGTCCATATTAAGCAAACGGCTGACACGCTGGAAGAGAACAGGTTTGAGCGTTGCTTCGATGCTGTACCGGAGAAGTTCCGGGGCAAGGAGACGGGCAACACAGTTCTCAGCACAGAGTGTGGGTTCTGCCGGTACAGGTTCGCCTGTTGGCCCGGACTTGAGGAACGCCCAGCCGTAGCGTCACAGGCAAAGCAGCCGAAGACGGTTGCGTATGTATCACTAGCAGAGGAGTACAAATAATGAGTGAAGACATTGACACGTTGCTTGATGAAATCAAAGCGACAGAACAACATCTCGCCTCACTCCGTAAGGAGTACCGTGAGAAGAAGACAGCGGGGCTTCGTGCTGCCATTGAGGCACGTAACGAAGCTGATGCTATGATTCGTGAAGAGATGAAAAGTCTTGGATATCAATCACCGTTTATCTCGTGGCGTAACGTAGGTAGTCTTGCCTAATCACGCCTCATTCCGTGCAGCACGAAAGTATGGATACAGGAGCGGACTTGAACACAAGCTGTCTCTCTATCTTGATGAACTCAAAGTTACATACGACTATGAGAAACTCAAGATTGAATGGGAAGACCTTGCGTACCGCACCTATACACCAGACTTCGTGCTGCAGAACGGTATCATCATTGAGACGAAGGGTATGTTTACTGCGGCTGACAGGAGAAAGCATCTTGCAATCAAGAAGCAGCATCCGCAGCTTGACATTCGCTTTGTGTTCGAGAATAGTAGACGTAAGCTACGCAAGGGTGCCAAGTCTACATATGGAGAATGGTGTATCAAGTACGGGTTTAGATACTATGACCGAATCATTCCCGAAGACTGGTTGAAAGAGAAAGGCAAGAACAAGCACCCTAAGTTCATCAAGTTTAGTGGAACCAAAGTGAAAAGGAGATAGACATGCACAATGACTCGATTGAAGACGACGACTTTGTTATCAGAGTACGGCCCTTTAGAAAAGGAGAAGAGTGGACAGGAGAAATTGATATCTCCATTATCTCTTCACCTGACAACATGTTGAACGATGAAAGCTACGGGCAACTCATGCACTTCTGCAAGATGATGTGTTCTACCGTGCCTATCATGGAGCATGACGAAGCAATACGCAACATGGTACACACATATGTAATGGAAGTTGTTGACAATGAACCAGAGGATGTGTTAGAAGAAGATGAACAGCAGATAACCATTACCCAAGAGGATGGGAATGTAGTACGTCTGGACTTCGGAAGCAAAACCAAAGGCAGTGCCTGATGAGACATGAGGAGTTTATGAGGATGAAAGCGAAAGAGCAAGATATGGTCAACAGTCCACCTCACTACAACAAGGCTGGAGTCGAGTGCATTGACGCCATCCGCGCTGCTACAGGTGATGGCTATGAGTATTACCTACAGGGCAACATCCTGAAGTATCTGTGGCGTTACCGCTACAAGAATGGTACAGAAGACCTCAAGAAAGCACAGTGGTATCTAACCAAGCTGATAGAGGAAGTAGAAGGCTGCTACGATGAGAGTTAAAGTCTTCATTACCATTGACATAGACCCAGAGGAGTACCCTATCCCTGCTGACGAGGATGTGGGACTAGAGATTGAGGATGGCATACGTGAATACTTCTATGATGTAGACGGGGCCGACATAAGACACATAAAAACATTAACGGAGTGAGACATGAATAACTACTTACCAACAGACTACCAGAACTTTATCGCCCTCTCCCGGTACGCCCGATGGAAAGAGGACGAGCAACGAAGGGAGACATGGGGTGAAACAGTCGCACGATACTTTGATTACATTACTAAGCATCTGGTCACTAAGCATGATTATCAGCTTCCTGATTCACTGAGGGGTG